TCTCGCATGGCTATTCGCGACATATTCGCAACTCGTAAGATTGAAACCGCTGCACCGACACGGGGAGTCGATGTGGCGGCTTCACTTGCACCCGTTACTTCGATTGATTCTCTCAGTCCATTCTTCGGCGGCGCACAAACTGCAACACGTGAAGAAGCTATGTCCGTGCCATCATGCGCACGCGCTCGAAATATAATTTGCTCCAGTATCTCCAGTATCGGTCTCCACATTATTGATCGTTCAACTGGAATGGAACTTGAAGGGGTAACACCTAGAGTCATTCGCACACCAGATCCACGTATTCCAGGAAGCGCGACTTATGTCTGGACTTGTGAAGATTTATTATTTTATGGCTACGCATACTGGCAAATCACAGAATTGTTCATGGACACATATCGCGTGCGAAGCGTTCAACGCGTCTCACCATCTCGCGTAACTATTCAAACAAACTCAATCGCTTCTGAAATTGAATATTACATGGTTGATGGAACACCAGTGCCAAATTCAGGTATTGGATCACTTGTCGTATTTAATGGCGTTGATGAAGGATTGCTTAACCGTGCGGGTCGAACCATTCGCACTGGTGCAGAGCTTGAACGTGCCGCTGCAATGTACGCCCGCGAACCAATTCCGTCGATGGTACTGAAAAGCAACGGCACGGCTCTTCCAGCAGATCGCATTGCGAAACTACTGGAGTCATGGGGATCAGCGCGACGCAATCGCGGCACTGCATTCTTGAATGCTGACGTTGAACTGCAAACCGTTGGATTTGACCCCGAGAAATTGCAGCTTGCTTCAGCTCGTTCATACATCGCAACAGAAATCGCACGCGCTTGCGGAATTCCAGCGTATTACATCGATGCAGAGACTGGCTCTTCAATGACTTACTCAAACGCAGTCAATCAACGCCAGACATTGCTTGATTTCTCTTTGATTCCACTGATGACAAGCATAAGCGAAAGACTTTCAATGCCAGATTTCGTTCCATCATCGCAAGAGGTGAAGTACGACTTATCTGACTATTTGCGCGGCTCTGATCTAGAGCGTGCCAATATCTACAAGACACTGAATTCAATCGTTGATCCAGTAACGGGTCAGCCAGCAATGACGGTTGATGAAATCCGACAAGAAGAGGAACTAATCAAATGAAGGTAACTACACCATTCACAATTACTGCGGCTGATTCCGAAGCTCGCACGATTACAGGTCAAATCGTTGCATTCGATACTGCGGCCAACGCATCAACTGGAAAAGTGATGTTCAAATCTGGGTCATTAAATCCAGCAAACGTCAAACTCAATCTTGAACACGATTCAGCACGTCCAATCGGTAAGACTCTTTCAATGGAATTTTCACCAGATGGAAAGTCAATCAACGCGACTTTTAAGATTTCAAAGACAACTGCTGGAACTGATGCAATTCAAGAAGCGATGGATGGACTTCGCGACGGATTCTCAGTCGAAGCAAACGCAATCGAATTCGGTCACAATGAAGATGGCACAATGGTCGTCTCCAAGGCTGATCTCGTAGGTGTTGCATTAACCCATAACCCAGCATTCGATTCAGCACGTGTGTCGAATGTTGCAGCAACTACATCACCAGAAGATTCTGAATCATCATCCGATGAAGCAGAAGCACAACCACAACAACCAACAGAAGGAGACGTCGTGGAAAACACCGTCACAGAGCCAACTGCCGCCGAGACGGTAGAAGCTTCAGCTCAGGTTCAGGCAGCATCCGTTGCCAAGCCTGTTAATTTCATCGCAGCACGTAACCCAGTAGTTGATCCAGCGACATTCTTGATGCATAAAGTTGCAGCAATGCGCGGTTCAGAAGAATCACGCAACTTCATTGCAGCAGCTACATCATCAACAGACAATCCTGGACTTATCCCAACACGTCAGCTTCGTGAAGTAGTCAATGGTCTTGCAGATAATGTGAGAGCCAGCATTGATTCCATTTCAAATGGAACGCTTCCAAACGCAGGACTTGTTTTTCAAATTCCAAAGATTACTCAGCTTCCAAGCGTTGAAGTAGTCGATGAATTGGACGAAGTGACACCAGTTGTCATGGAATCTGAATTCATTAACGTGGATGTTAAGTCATTCAAGGGAAATCAGGTCATGTCCGTGGAACTCGCGGATAGATCAGACCCATTATTCTTCAGCGAGCTTATTTCGAATCTTTCTTCGCAATATGCACGTGCAACTAATGCGTACAACTCAGGACAAATCATTTCGGGTGCAACAAAGACTGCAACTGGTTATGGCTCAGACATCACGGCAGCAGAATTGCTTGCTTGGGTTTCAGCTGGAGCAGTTTCAGTTTATTCAAACACTTTCAAATTCGCTGATGCAATCGTCGTGTCGCCAGCCATGTGGGGGCGTATCATGTCATTCAACGTCGATGGAAGACCAATTTACAATGCAATCGCTCCGCAAAATGCGGCTGGAAATGCTCAGCCACGTAGCTTGCGCGGTTCAGTAAATGGAATCGATCTCTGGGTTGATACTGCGCTTTCAGGAACAGGCGATAATTCAATGTATGTCGTTAATCGTGATGCATACACATGGTACGAATCTCCACGTTTAGAGCTTCGCACGAATTTCATCAACGATGGAAGCATCGGAATCCTGCTTTACGGCTACGGCGCAACTGCAACAAAAATTGCAGCAGGCGCATACGCATTCGCGGACTAATTCCAATCAATCATCGGCTAGGTCGCTCCCGAACTAGCCGAGCAGAATAGGAGATCAGAGATGCCAAATATCATCACGGCTGAAGAGCTGCGCACGGTGCTTGGCGTCTCTGAATCTTTATACGGTGACGAATATCTAGATCAGATTATTGAATCGGCTGAACTCACAATTCTGCCTTTATTGACGCAATACCAATCAGCCATCACGACGACTCGCATTGATACTGGAGTCGCGTACTTCACGACAATCCGTCCATGTTATTTTGCGGTGGGTCAGTCTGTCGTGGTGGCTGGTTGCGGCGTTCTCGATGACACATACACAGTAACAAGCAACTCCGTTCGACCTTTTGAATTCTCAGTGGCAACCGCTGAAGCTGACCGCGTTCTGAATGTGATTATTCCATCAGGAACTGCGACGCTAGACGGCGCATCATCAGCTGAACTTTATGCAAACGTGCCACCAGTTAAATCTGCAATTCTTGTCGTTTCGGTTGAAATCTTTCAATCAGTAACGGCTTCAGGCAATATGACAACAAACGAAAATTTCAGCCCAAGCCCATTCGTTCTCGGTAGATCACTCCAGAGCAGAGTAATTGGATTACTTGGGCCATTCATTGACGTTGAAACGATGGCTCAATGACCATTCAATCAGAGGTTCGCGCACCGTTAGCAGTTGCGCTTGCTGGTGTGACTGCATCGGTGTATCAGTCACCACCAGAGACAATCATTGCTCCAGCTTGCGTCATCGTAAGCGATTCGCCGTATCTTGAAAGTACGCTTATCAATGGAGCTGTCACAAAGGTCAAAATCAATTTCATCATTTCAGCCGTCGTCGCATATAACAACAACGCAGGAGCTTTGGACGGCCTAGAGCAGCTCTGCATTCAAATTCTCGGTGCAATGCCAGCGGGATACGTGGTCGGGAACGTCGAAAGACCAGCGATCATGAACGTGGGAACTGGGTCATTCTTGATGGCTGACATTTCAGTTTCAACTTACTACACACAGGAAAACAACTAGGAGACATCATGGCAACGACTATCATCACTGGCAGAGATATCACTTTCACAATTGACGGTGAGAATTTCGATGCCCAAGCAACTTCAGCAACTCTTTCAGTCGCTTCAACCATCAATACATATCAAACCCTCGATGGAAAAAGTTATTACACGACGGATTCTCAGGGTACTTTCACAGTGAACATGTTGCAGGACTTCGGTGCTGTTTCATCACTTTGCGAAGCTCTATGGAGTGCAGCTGCATCAGCTCCTAACACACCACTTCCAGTGACTTTCACAGTCGCAGGCGTGGCTTATGTGTTCAGCGTTCAGCCAATCTTCCCAGACTTGGGTGGAACTGCACCAGATGCATTGACTGCATCACTTTCATTCACTTGCGTAACAACTCCAGCACTGGACTAATCGAAGGGAATCGGGAGTATGAAACTAGCAATAAACATTGAACATTCTTCGGGCGAAAGTGCGACACACGTCGCGCTTCCACCTGAATGGATGAAATGGGAACAAAAGACAGGTAACACAATTCAACAGGTTCAAGAAAAGCTTGGAATCAGTGATCTGATGTTTCTGGCTTATCACGCCATGAAAAGAGAAGCTGCGGGCAAGCCCGTCAAGCCATTCGAAGTCTGGTGCGAAACAGTGGCAGACATTTCAGTGGGTGAGCTTGAAAGCCCAAAAGTTATCCCGTCGGAAGCCTAAGTCGCTTGGTCTGGGATTTAGCCATTGAAACTGGTCTAGATCCAAAATCTTTCGAAACTGCTGACGACATCATGACCGTCATGGAGATACTGGAGAAGCGCAATGGCTGAGGATTTAATCGCTTACGATAAGTCCGACTTGCGCGCTATTTACAAAGCTTTCAAAGCGATGGATGAAGAAGCTACTGCATCAGCCAAAAAAGAATCCAATGCTCTAGCGACTTATCTTCAGGGCAAGATTGGTGCAACTGCTGCGGGTGCGAATAACAAAGTCGCGCCGATGATTGCCGCTGGATCTAGAGTTTCTAAGTCTGCCAAAACTGGTGAAATCTCTTACGGCTTCGCATCGCAGAAATTATCTGGTGGTGGTACGACTCAAATGCTCTGGGGCGGTTATGAATTTGGATCTAACAAATTTAAGCAATTCCCAGTCTGGTCTGGAAAAGAAGGCCGCGGATCACGTGGATGGTTTATTTATCCAACTCTGCGTGCCGAACAGCCTTACATCATCAACCAGTGGGAAAATGCGTTCAGTCGTATATTGAAAGAATGGGATTAAATGGCTACTGGATCTAGAACGCTAAAACTCTCCATTCTTGGAGACGTTGATAATCTCAACAAATCACTCAAAGCTGCGAATGCTGATGTGGAAAATTCCAGCTCAAAGCTTGGCGATTTCAGCAAGAAGGCTGGTCTGGCATTCGCCGCAGCTGGTGCTGCCGCTGCTCTTTACGCTGGCAAACTGCTCATCGATGGCGTTAAGTCAGCGATTGCCGATGAAGCTGCTCAGGCATCACTTGCGAAGACACTTGGCAATTTAACAGGTGCAACCAATGACCAGATTTCAGCTGTCGAAAATCAGATAACGAAAAATCAATTACTTTTCGGGGTGTCGGACACTCAGCTTCGTCCATCTCTAGAGAGATTGCTCAGAGCCACTAAAGATGTCAGCGAAGCTCAGAAGCTTCAATCACTAGCTCTCGATATTGCTGCGGGTTCAGGTAAGTCACTCGAAGCCGTCTCTAATGCCCTTGGTAAAGCCTACGAAGGCAATTCTGGCGCGTTAGCCAAACTCGGCGTTGGATTATCAGCTGCGCAGCTTAAAACGATGTCCATGGATGATGTCACTAAAGCTTTAGCTGATACTTTTGGCGGTCAGGCAACTGCTAAAGCTGACACGTTTCAAGGCAAGATGGCTCGTCTATCAGAGGCATTCGATGAAGCCAAAGAGACAGTCGGTGGATACGTTCTTAATGCATTGACTCCGTTGCTGGATAATTTCGTTAATAAGGGAATTCCTGCAATCACTGCATTCTCAGATAGTTTAGGCAAAACGCTCGGCCCAGCCTTTGCCACAATTTTCAAAGTCATCCGCGATGATCTATTGCCAGTCCTTACGAAGTGGTGGAGTTTCTTAATCGATGAAGTCATCCCAGCAATTTCATCAATCGTAAAGCCAATACTGGAAGGCTTGTCGTCTGCATTCAATACCATCAAAAAAGCCGTGGCTGCTAACTCTGACGAATTGCAACCATTCTATGACTTCCTTTACGCTATCTGGAAGTTTATCAAGAATGACCTAGCTCCATTACTAGGTGGTGCATTCAAGATAGCCTTGCAAGCTATTGGAAGTATTGTGGCTGGCTTGGTTACTGGATTCTCAAAGTTAGTCGGATTTATCAGCTCGACAGTGAGCAAGATTAAAGAATTCGTCAATTATATTAAAGATAACCCAGTCACTCGATTCTTTTTCGGTGATTCTGGCAATTCTAAATCATTGACAGTTTCAGGATCTAGCGCAACCGATTCTGGAGCGTTGGTCGTTGATTCAGGTGGTGGGATGACAACTGGTGGTGGATTCAATCCAAGCGCAGGTTCGCCGACTTATACAGGCGCGCCACTTGATGCATATTCACCAGCTATGCAAGCTGCAATTCTGAGACGCGAACAATTAAAGGCTGAAACCGCTGCACTTAACGCTGCTAGAGATGCGGCAGCTGCTGCACGCTTGGCTGCAACTGGTGGCCTTTCAACGGCTACCGTGGTCAATCAATACTTCAACGCTGTCGTGGCAGATACTGAAGCTGCTGCCCGCGCGGTCACTGATGTTCTCAATAACTCAACTAATCGCGGCACGAATGGTGCAGCCAATCTGGTCTATCTATGACGCTCTGGAATCCAGTCTGGCGTGTAACCATTGATGGCACGATTTACACGAATTTCGCCTTAGCCAATCTGACCATTACTTCAGGGCGCGTCAATATCTATGAGCAAGCCAATGCGGGCTACGTCAATCTTCAGCTGATAAATCTTGAACAAACTTCCGTCGATATTCAGATCAATGATTCAGTCACGATTGAATTACAAGATTCGACTGCAACTTTCACGCCAATCTTTGGTGGCACGATTACCGATTGCACTATTGCGGTCAGTGCCACTGGAAGCATCGGAATCAATCAGACGATTTCAATCATTGCTCTGGGAGCTCTATCTAGACTTCCAAAAGCTTTGACTGATGGAACGCTGGCATCAGCTCACGACGGAACTCAGATTCTGCATATCTTGCGGGATTTATTACTCAATAACTGGTCTGAAGTGCCAGCGGCTTTAACGTGGGCAACCTATGATCCAACAGAGACTTGGGCGAATGCCCAGAACGTCGGACTTGGCGAAATTGACGTGCCAGGTAATTACGACCTTGCAGCTCGTACAGCTGACAGAACTGACATGTATTCACTTGTTTCGTCTCTAGCCACCAGCGGGCTGGGTTATATTTATGAAGATGCTTACGGACGCATAAGCTATGCCGATTCAACTCATCGTAGCCAATATCTTGCAGTTAATGGATATACCGATGTTTCAGCTGCCCAAGCTCTTTCAAACGGCATTTCAATCGTCACCAGAGCTGGAGACGTTCGCAATTCAATAACTTTGAAGTATGGATCTAATTCAGCCAATGAAACGACGCCATTCGAAAACGCTGAATCCATTGGGCTTTATGGACGATTGGCTCAAATCATCGCTACGACTCTAAAGAATCACGCTGACGCCGATGCCCAAGCCGCCTTTTATCTGACTCTGCGTGCATTCCCACAGCCGATGTTTAATCAAATCACTTTCGAATTGACCAATCCAGAGCTTGATAATTCTGACCGCGATTCGCTCATTAACATATTTATGGGCTTACCACTTCGAATCTCAGATTTACCATTGAACATGTCTGCTGGAACTTATCTGGGTTTCGTTGAGGGTTGGACATTCCGTGCAGGATACAATTCAGTTTCGGTGACGGCATTGCTTTCACCGTTGGCATTTAGCCTTCAGGCCATGAAATGGCAAGACGTCTCAGTGCTAGAAAAGTGGAACACAATTTCACCAACACTCGACTGGGCAGATGCCCTAGTCGTCGCATAAGGAGCAGATATGAGCAATCCAACAACGCCGTTCAGCTGGCAGATGCCCACATCGACGGATCTTGTCACTGACTTGCCCGCTGATTTTGAAGTCTTTGGACAAGCTGTTGCATCGTCAATGGCTGATTTATTAGGTGGCACATCAGGGCAGATTCTTTCAAAAGCATCAAACACCGACATGGATTTCACTTGGATTGCTAACGATCAAGGCGACATCACTGCGGTGAATGTTACGTCTCCAATTACAGGTGGTGGAACAGCGGGCGCGGTAACGGTCGGAATTCAAGATGCATTGACAACCCAAAAGGGCGCGGTGCAACTTTCGGATTCAACATCGACGACATCATCGGTTTTGGCAGCTACTCCAACAGCTGTGAAAGCTTCTTATGATCTAGCCGCAGCCGCAATTCCAAAATCAACAGTCACCACAAATGGAGACATTATTTATGGAACTGGATCTGGAACGGTCACACGTCTCGGCGTTGGATCAGCTGGTCAGGTTTTGACTGTTGCTTCTGGAATTCCATCATGGGCAACTGCATCAGCTGGACAATTGGTTCTGTTGAATACAACAACATTTTCAAGTGTTTCATCTCAGTCGGTTGATAATGTGTTTTCTTCGACCTATGACAATTATGTTCTTTATTTTTATCAAACGGCTGCAAGCGCAAATCATAATTTAAGATTAGACATGCGAGTTTCTTCAACCGATACAGGCATGACATCTCAAATGGTTGCTCAATATTCAACCACAATTACAGGTTCAGATAATGGTTCAGGAAGCGCAACTAGAGGTTTACTATGCACTGTTGGTAGTTCTTATGCAGGTTATACGGCTGGAAAAGTGGACATAATGAACCCAAATCTTGCTCAAAGAACCACAGCAATGGGAAATTGCTTTGCAGTGAATAGTTCGGGGCAACCTTATCAATACAGATCAGCAATTTACACAGATGCAACAACATCATTCACAGGTTTCACATTAAATGCATCATCGGGAACAATCTCGGGAACACTTAAAGTTTATGGAGTAAAAAACTAATGAGCGAAAAAATTATCTTAGCCGTTGTCGATGCTATTTCTGGGGAATACACCAAGCGCGAATTGGAAGGCGCAGAATTAACTGCTTACTTAGAAAAACGAGACGAATTAGAAGCCGAAGCACAAGCTGAAACGGAATTAAAAGTAGAAGCAAAATCTGCACTACTAATAAAATTAGGCATCAGTGCCGATGAAGCAAAATTGCTGCTGTTGCAATGATCCAAAGTCGTAACGGATGGCCGGCATCGAAAGATGCCGTTGAAATCCACATCGTCAGCGTTCCAATCGAGGGAACAAAGGTCAAGGTGCGATGTGCGAAAGCCGTCGCGCCATTGATTGCTGGATTCTGCAAAGAATTCCATGAGCTAATTGAACCCATTGATAAAGGTCAGCTCGATGATTGGGGTTATGCGTTCCGCATGGTACGTGGCTCCACTGACACATTGAGCAATCACAGTTCTGGCACTGCAATTGATCTCAACGCAACGAAACACCCGCTGGGCAAGGTCGGCACATTCCCATCAGAGAAGGTGGCAATGATTCGAGCTTTGGCCAAGAAGTACGGGCTAAAATGGGGCGGCGATTACAAAGGCAGAATTGATGAAATGCACTTCGAAATCGAATTGAGTGAAGCGAAGGTCGCGGCACTCATCGGGAGCTTGAAGCTAGGAGAGAACTAATGGATCAAGCAAAAGCAATGCTGGCATCATGGGCGAGAAGCTCTGTTGCTGGTGCGTTGGCTGTCTATATGACTGGCAATTCAAATCCGAAGGATTTAGCAATGGGCTTAATCGCTGGACTTGTTCCAGTCTTGGCACGTTGGGCTAATCCGAATGATGTAGCTTTCGGTAACAAAAAATGAGCGTAGGCGAATGGACGGCAGTCGGTGGGCTTGTTATTGCGGTGCTGACTGCCATCTATTCGTCAATGCGATTCATGGTGAAGTCGATCATGCGAGAGCTTTCACCGAATGGGGGCAATTCTTTGAAAGATCAGGTCAGTCGGATAGAAGCCAGACTTGACCAACTAATGATTGAAATTGCTCTAAAGAAGTAATCGACACGCCGATTCTTATGCGGGAATCTTGAAATTGTCGGATATGCCTGTCACTCTCTATTTCGGGAGCTGATTGGCAGCTCTCAGAATCGGGAGCAATTATGACAACGAGTGAAGTCGGGCTATTCGTCTTGATGGCGATAGCGTGCATTCTCTGGGCGATTTGCAGTTATGCAGTCGGATACAAAGAAGGCCACAAAGATGGCTATCAACGTGGCAAAGCCGTAGGCCGTCACGCTTCATCAAAGGCGGTGCGCTAATGGGATTCTTAGATAACTACGAAGCAAGCCGTGAACGCCTAGAGCGTTGGATCAGAACATATCCGACTGGACGCATTGAAACCCGCATCGTTGAATTTGATGCTGAAAAGGGCTACGTGCTAGTAAAAGCCGAAGCATATCGAAATGACACGGATCAACATCCAGCGGGAATTGATTATGCATACGGCTATCAAGGCGCGTATGTCCAGAACATGAAACGCTGGTTCGTTGAGGACACAGTTACCTCAGCAATTATGAGGGTGCAGCAGCTAGTCATGGGCGGTGCAGAGCGCACAACCCGCGAGACGATGGAGCAGATTGAAGCTCTACCAGCAAAGGTTGCAAAGACTGACCTTGACTATGACTACTGGACGACCAAATTTGGTGAAGTGCCATCGTTTAAGACGCAAGAAGAAGTCGATGCAGCTGGCACACCAGATTCATTGCAACAGTGCAAGCATGGCAAGCGCGTTTTCAGAGAAGGCACTGCTAAGACTGGCAAGCCTTGGGCGAATTACAGCTGCATTGAAAAAAGGCCAGAGCAATGTGATCCGAATTGGCTAGTCATGAGCAGCGATGGAAAATGGAAGCCACAGCTATGAGCGACGAAATGTTTACACCAAAATGGATATTTGATTCCTTAGGCGTTCACTTTGATTTGGATGTCGCTTCGTCACATAACCCATTTGTTCAAGTGCCGACAAAGAAGCTCTTTACAATTGATGATGATTCTCTTAGCAAAGATTGGGTCGGACGCGTTTGGATGAATCCGCCTTATTCCAAAGTAACCCCATGGATTAACAAATGGCTTGAGCATCAAAATGGATTCTGCCTTGTTCCGTTGTCAAGCAATGGCAAATGGGTCAATGTTTTGTGGGAATCAAATGCATCCTTGACTTACTTGCCGCCTAATATGGCGTTCATTGGCGGTATGGATGGCAAATTGGTCAAGCATCGCTGGCGTTGCGCGTTGTGGGCTTTAGGTGAAGAAAATGTTGAAGCTCTTAAATCCTCAGGGATTGGAAATGTACGATGAGCGGGCCAATTGAGATAATCAATCCAAAAACTATGAGCTGCACACTCATGGAAGATGGAGAAATCATTGCAACCTACAAAGTCGAGCAGTGCGATAAGTGTTCAAGCCTTGTGCGATTTGATGCTTTCGGATTCCAAAAGGGATTTGGTAACGAAAAGATAATTTGGTTCTGTGCGGAGTGCAGATGATTATGGTGCGCTTATCGCGTGAAGATGAAATCATTGCGCATACTGCTGGACTTGCCAGAGAATCACGATACGGCTCAAATCCCAAAGGCATAAAAGAGCGCGGCAACTTTCACAATGCCGTCGTAATCCATAGTGAAGCTGTTGGAGCTGAGATGGCGGTGGCACGATACTTCGGCGTAAGCGACTTCGTGCCCACGGTCAATACATTCAAGAATGAACCCGACGTGAATTGGGATGGCTTGGCTATTGAAGTTAAGCAAACACCACATAAGCGCGGTCATCTGATTGTGACTGACGATGATCGTGACACTGACATTGCAGTGCTGGTCGTAGGTGAATCACCGACTTATTACATTGTGGGCTGGATACCAGTCGGCGTTGCTAAGCGACCACGATTCCAATCAGCCCAAGGTGGCTATTGGGTCAGCCAGATAAACCTTCAACCCATTGAGAATTTAAGGAAATCCATTCATGCCAATACTTGAATTCGATTGCTCGACATGCGCCAAGCTTTACGGTAAAGCCAAGCAACGTCATGGCATTCGAAAGACGTCTGAACTATCGCTTCATGAATGGTTCAGCACATGTCTTGGATGTGGAGCGATGGGCATCAAGCTAGTCGATGATGACAAAGTGGATGGGTTATCTCTATGAATAGTTATCCACAGAAGTTATCCACAGACGGGCAAAACTTGTGGATGACACGCAGGAAGCACGCTCGACTTATCCACTTACTCGTCAGTAACTTGACAGGTACGTTAGCATCACAACTCGCTGGCGAGCCGCTGAAGCGGATAGCTCGCGGGCGATGTTTGGTGCTAGTGGGCGTGCTATGTGTTGTTGGCACAACACCAGCGGAAGCAATGACAGAGATAGATAATCTAAAGCTATATGCACATTCTCGGATCATTAACTATAAGCAATTTCAATGCTTTAACAAGCTGATAACAGCTGAATCTTCGTGGAGAATTGATGCGAAATCAGGTAGTCATTTCGGCCTTGGTCAGATGAAGAACACTAAGTATCGTGACCTTGATGGATACCGTCAGATTGACTGGAGCATTCGCTATCAACGCACACGCTATGGATCTCATTGCAATGCTCTAGCATTCTTCAAGAAGAACGGATGGCATTGATGTCTAAAGCTTGGAAGAACGGCAGCGGTAAAGGCTGGCGAAGGATACGAGAACGCATACTGCAACGCGATGGTCACATGTGCCAGATGTGCGGGCAGACTGAAGGCAGACTTCACATCGATCACATCATTCCCAAGCGATTGATTGGAGCTGAAGGCGATAATGATTTAAATCTTCGCGTATTGTGTGAATCGTGCAATTTACGCAAAGGTGGTCGCTTTTTTGGAGAGCAAGCAACAC